GATCTTTCCACATTTCATCATCATACAAATCAAGAACTTCTTCCTTAAGATCTACTTCGTCCCAATCTTTGATGCTGTCCATGATACTATCAAATGCAAATTGCACAAGAGTATCCATATCCATACCATCCACAATCATGTTGGTATAGTTCTCTTTAATCGTGTTAAGTTGCTCTTGATTCATGATGTTTGGATCGGCGGAAAATGAGACGAAAGACATTACTTTAAGATGGTACGATAGTCAATGGATTTGATACAATAACCTGCGGCAGATGTAATCTCTTCGACTAGATCATCTCCATCATCGGCGTCCCAAAATGTACCAACATAATCATCACAAAAGTCCTCAGTTTCTTGTTCAGTCATAGGATACAAATCATCCCCAAAGTCAAACTCGATGTAGGTGATTTGGAATTGCATTGTTTTTGGTTGAATCGATTGCTTAATCAATGACACAAATTAACAAGCAGCGGGAAAGTATTCTTGAGGTTCAGTCAGGAAATCAGTCACCTCATAGTTAAGATCAAGACGTGCATTAACAGTCTCAATCATTTCTTTCTTTGACATCAATCGCATCGACATGCTCATCTCATCTCCCATAAACTTGAGAGTATAAACAAACTTATCGGTGAGAATGTTGTGAGGACGAAACTCAACAACCATTGCGCGGGATTGTCCTTGTGAAGTCAGTTGCATTGTGAAAAAGTTGTGCTTATACTATTGGAACACTTTAGAGGCTTCAGTTTCTTAACCTCTCGATTGTTTCCTTCCTTTCTCTCATAATCTCACTCATGTTAGAATCTAACAATTCAACCATAAAGTTTGCACTTAGAATGACAAACAAAAGAACAAGTACAAGTCTCATTTGAGTGTAAAGAACCAAAGAATGATTAGTGAACCAAGTATAACTGTTGTCATGAATTACATCCCGTTCATATATTCATGGAGTTCAGCATAGTATTGTTCTTCGGTGTCAAATTGACGCCCGTGAATGTTACAAGGAAACGTCTTCTTTTGAAACATCGTAGAAGCAACTCTACAATCTTGTTCATCATAACCCATCTCAACCAAAGTTTCAACGTAGGGATTGGAAATTGTCATCAGTTTGTTGTCAGTTTGAAGTGCGATTGTGCAGGGGTCGTTATACATCAGGCGACGAGAAAGTTCTCTTCAGCAACCTTTTCCCATGCTTGATAGAACATATCCCAAGCATCATTGTTACAAACAAAGGAACCGATATTTGCTTGCTCACAAACATACTCATAGCACATATCAATATCGGGATTCATTTCATAAAAGAACCCAGACATCGACTCCAGAGCATCAGTGAAAGCAGTAGTGATTTGCATTTGAGTGTCATTCATACTACTAGGACACTTTAGGGGCTTCAGTTTCTAATCTTTAGAACTTTGCTGTCATTAGTATAAAAAACACCACCACTTAAGTGATGGTGTTCATCTCAACAATTCTCACTGAGTACAATCGCCCTTTGTTCTTCTTACCGCAAATAGAAACAAATCAATCTCACTTTGATTGCAAGATTTTTTACTTTCATTCTCCATTCTTTGTTGAGTGTTAATAATTGTAGGGGGAACTACAACGGGAGAAGATTGACCACCACCATAGAAACTCGGCGGATAATATGATTGTGCCATAGTTGACGTGGGGATCATAATCAAACTGAGAATAGCAAAAAGTGATTTCATAATGTATTGATGTTTGGACTACTATACTAATCCATCATCCAACATTTGTCAACAATCTGCCCTAGAAAGTGCCACGCCACTTACAACTCCAAGAGGAATTGCCCAACCATAAGCATCTTTTTTGGAGACCAAAGCTGCGACTCCGCCACCCATCAAACCGCCAAGAATGTTCTGGTTACGACTACACCTTCTCTGAGGTTGTTGTGGTGCTGGTTGATGATGTGGAGAAGAATAACCAACATTACTACAAGGAACTTGTTTGCGGTTCTTTCTAATCGTTCCACCAACATATGAACCAGTATTTGTATAATATCCAGGAATATATTCTTCCTCAATAATATAACGCTTGCACTCATCATAAACATTCACCTGCCGTGCATGTGCAGGCAAGTGAATCATGAATGGAACTAAAAGTAGGATGAGTTTTTTCATTTGAATGACGCAGTAACTCCTATTACTTTAGCATTAGGATTGCGTGCGAGAGCAACTTCTCTTGCTTCCTGATAATCTCGTGCATATACTTCTTCAGTGAAGACTTTTCCTGCAACGTATAACTTTACTTCGCATTTCATTGTTGAAAATACTCTCCGATTGACTTCATCATTGTAATTAACTTTTCTTGTGCTTCTTGTGCTTCAGCAACATCATTTTCATCAATAGAATGAAAATCTACGTCAACCCAATCATCTAATCGAATCGCACCAGATTCACTCATAGGAGTATAGAATAAAGTGCCTTCACTGTCAATAGAATAGGCACAACCTTTTTCTTCAAGAGTAAGAACAATCATGATCAGAAAATGTTAGTCCAGCGAGTGTGATTTGCTTTGGTGATTCTACCTTCTGCCAACATGTTGTCACACACATTAACGAAGACTTGAAACTTTTCCTCACGAGTGAGAACATCTGTCTGAGCACATGTTGCAATCACCCTGAGCATTTGTTGTTTGTTAGTAATCATCTTTGCGAAGATATTTTACAATTTGAGAGAGATCGTCGATTGCAATGTTCATTGCTGATTTAGAATAACCTGTCGCAAAAGGATAAGTCTTTTCATAATCATCAGAGGTATTATCTACTGCATAACATACATTCACGGCATTGGTGAGACTATCAATCACCCGAATCAGTTTATCATCAATTTGCATCATCAACCTCCGAACATTTCATCGAAGAGAGGAGTTTCTTGGAATTGAATCATTTCACGCATTGCAACAAGGTGGTTAATGTGTGCTTGAAACTGATCAATTTGGCGTTGCAGTTTTTCCTTCTTGAAGTTAAGTTCCATGATGGACTTGTTAATCTCAACTCGGTCCATTTGTGCTTGAGTGTCATTCATACTACTAGGACACTTTAGGGGCTTCAGTTTTGATTAACGAGCATACAAGTATCCACCTGCCCAGTCAGCATGTTGCAGCAACCATTCACGTTGTTCAATGATTCGCAGGTCATAACGTACACCTTTGGCAGGAGACTTCCATGATGCAGACTTATACACTTCGCCAGTCTTCTTATCAATGAAAGCATGAGCACTACGGGAGGGAGGACGATTGTTGTTAGGAATCTCCATAATGATTTTGAAATACTTACGTCCTTCCTCAGGATAGAACTTATAGACAGGAGCATCATAACCACCGACTTTGCCATGATTACGTTGCTTAAAATTGTCCATAAGAGCATCACATAGCATCAACGTATATTTGCGGACGTTAAGTTGAATTGTGTTGCGGGCATCTTGCGTCGCAACATAGTCAGCAAAGGAAGTTTTAGTCATTTCAGTTGTGCTCATGTAACTAGGACACTTTAGGGGCTTCAGTTTTGATTACCAAGTCTTTTCCATGATAAAGTTTGCGCGGGAAAACTCTTCACGATCAACAACCTTAAACATGCCATATTTGTTGGTGATGACATAACCTTCATGGCATACTGGTTCTTTACCAATCATGCAACCAATTTCATCATCTTCTTGAATGAAACAGAACAAATCATCCTTGATAGATGCAACCAACTTCCACAATCTGATCAGGTTGACATCACAATCACATTTTTCTGCAATCAGATCTTCAAGAATGGGAATATCTTCACGGATGCAGGTATTGATTGCTTTTTTAATTTTTGATGCTTTGCCAGGAGTTACAAACTCACATAGAGTAGACATTTGCTTGGCAAACTTACACATATCCTCCAAATCTTCACGATAAGAATGCAAAGACACCTCAGGTTGCACAAACAAACACTTTTTAGTGCTGATCAGTTTGCTAGTCAAAGGTGCTGCTTTTACAGTCTTAAGATCAACACCAAAATACAAAGTATGTGGTGCAATGATAATATCCTGAGAGACTATTTCAGGAAAGATGTAAGTAATCGTATTGGGGCGAAAAGTATCACTACCACCATACCCAATAAAATCACCCTGAACAATGGATTGAGTGCGAGGCAAACAATCAAAGCAAGCATGAAGAATACGAGCAACCTTACCTTCGTGATTCTTGTCAATTTCTTCATGCGAATGATTGATCTTAATCTTTACTTTGTTGAAGACAGATTTGGTGCCAACAAAAAACTTTCCATTGGCAGGATTAGTCCCCCAAACAATAGCAGGAGCACCATCCATCTTTGTGCTGATGATACTATCTTGCTCAGCGAACCAGTCAAGAACTGATAGATCACCAGTCAGAATAGAATCTTCGGGATGTTCGAGATGGGTGTTCTTCATACTACTAGGACACTTTAGGGGCTTCAGTTAATAAAAAAGAGGGATTAACCCCCCTTTTTATCATGCAGTAACAGAATTGAGAGTATTTTGAACTTTTTCCATCAATGCGGTACGTTGTTCGGCAGTGATCAAATTGTTACGGGTAAAGTTAATGAAGGCAAACAATCCAATGAGTTCCATAACACCGTTAAAAACGGGAATAGAATCAACAACTGCAACAACTTCATGGAGAAGAAGTTGTGCAACAATTACGACAAACAGAATAGCAGTGCTGAGACCAATGTTCTTGAGAAGTTCATTAGAAACGTTCTCATTCACGAAAGTCTTAACTTGAGCGATTTTGTCTTGCATTTGTGGTTGAGTGTGGGACGAGAGTGCCCCTTACACTATGGGGACACTTTAGGGGCTTCAGTTTAGTTAAATGGGAAGTTTCGCTACAGATTTTCCCTTACTGTGTTTTTTAATAAAGTTAATAGCAGACTGGCGATTGCGGCACTCTTTGATACACCTACCTTGATATATGATTGCCAGTTGTGTACTGCTCCCGATGATAGGTACAGCAGCATATAAGTTAGGATCTTCCCAACTTTTACCAACTAGAAAACCAACTTCAATGGGTTTTGCATCCAAAATATGAGGATTTGGTGGTTGTTTTATTCCCATGCTTCAATAAAATGTTTGAGTGGAAAGTGTTCATCAGTTGAAGTTTCTTCAACCAACTCATCATAAGACATGTCTTTTAGCATGGTAAGATAATCCTCTGGATCAACATCTACACCTGGTTCAAAGTCATCATGACAAAGAAACACATATTCATTGTAAAGTGCTTCGATTAGTTGTTCTCTAGTGTAAGTCATCGGCGGATCTCCGAAATAGCGGGTTGACCTTGATTGAAGACGACATCAACAACTGCCTGAACTTTGCGGGCAGTAGAGATGCCAACTGAATCATAAGTTGGGATGCAAACTAGCCCAAAGGTCTTGGACTTGTCACCCAAGCGAATAACACGACCAATAGATTGACTGATGCCAATGTAGTCCATGTTACGCATAAAGATGACTGCTTCCAGTCCGTTGACGTTGATGCCTTCGGACAGAATACTGTGGTGAATCACAACAAACTTCTTAGAAGAATCCTTGCCCCATGCATTGAGAGTCTCAAAGAATTGCTCACGATTGACCTTCTTACCGTCAATGATTGCACCAGTCTTGGATGTAATCGTCATCCAAGAATATCCGCGCAGAGCAAGTTCTGCACAGAAGTTAGATTGAGAAATAAGACCCACAATCTGTTTGGTGGTGCGAGCACAAATCAAAGTCTTGTCGATATTGTTGTCATCAATCGTTTCCAGAAGATTGTCGCAATCCTCTGCATATACGACTTTGCGACCTTTGATTAGAGGCAGAGACTTGACCACAACTTTAGGAGGAAGAATGTAACCACCTTCAACCAACTCAGGTGCAGGAATGTTTGCAAGAACCTGACCATAAACCTCAGGCATATTCATGCCTGGTTTAGAAATAGTGAGACTATGCTTAGGAGTAGCAGTGAAGAAGTAGCAACGATCAGAATCAGCAGCAAAGTATTCCGTAGCAGGGAAAAAGTTACGTTTGACCGAATTGTGCGCTTCATCAAAATAAATGGTGTTGACTTCAATATCTGCATCAATCAGACGATGCAGAGAATGATAAGTGGT